CTCAACGAAATGCCTATCTCACAAATTATGATAGCAGAAGTAGAGGCGGATGATGTGATTGCCTACGTAACACAAATGGACTATTACAAGGAAGTACAAAAGATTATTGTGTCCAACGATAAAGACTTCCTTCAACTGTGCAACGATGAGACAATTCTTTATCGGCCAACAGCCCACCTTCTAATGAATACCAATCGAGTAATAGAAGAATATGGAATTCACCCCAACAACATGGCACTCGCCCGGGCAATCGTGGGAGATGCTTCGGACAACCTAGTGGGAATCAGGGGTGCTGGACTTGTCTCTATCAAAAAGCGCCTTTCATTTTTAGCATCAGAGAAGGATTACACCATTGACGAGGTGATAGAGTTTTGTGCCAAGGCAAATAATAGACTTAAATTCTTTACAAATATTGTCGAAGGAAAAGAAACAATTGAGCACAATTATAAAATGATGCAGCTTTATTCACCTATGCTATCCCCTCAGTCAAAAGACTTTGTTCGGAATGCAATTGAGAATTTTGAATGTAATTTCAATAAGATAGAAATCATTCGCAAAACTCGCGAGGATGGCTTTGGAGAATTGAACTGGGAAGACCTTAAAACTCACCTAAATAAAATTGCATCGGAGTGCTAAATTGCTTGACGTTAGAGGCACAGTTGTTATATTTAGTATGGGTGGAAAGTGAGCAATACATTGAACGAAAAGGTAAGCTTTAGTCGCTATGGAAAGTCCTTTCAAGAAGGGCTGGTTCAGATTATATATGAAGACCGCCCCTTTGCTGATCAGATTACCGAAGTCCTCGACATTAGCTTTTTAGAGTTAGAATATCTTCGCGTGTTTACTTCGAAGATTGTTGACTACCGCGATCACTATGGCACTCACCCCTCTGCTGAAGCGGTCATGACGATTCTGCGCACAGATCTGGACAACGAAGATAAAATTGTACAGAAGCAGGTGCGCGAGTATTTTGTAAAGATTACGGCTCGCGAGATCGCCGATGCCTTATACATCAAGGAGCAATCTCTTGATTTCTGCCGCAAGCAAAACCTTAAAGAGGCAATGCTTAAGTCAGTTAACTTGTTGCAAACGTGCTCGTTCGATGAAATTTCGCAAACCATCAACGACTCTCTTAAGCTTGGTTCTGATACTAATTTCGGTTATGATTACCTAGCTGACTTTGAGCAGCGCTTTGTGCCGAAGCACCGTCTCCCTGTCACCACCGGATGGCAGGAGATAGATGCTATCTGCGGGGGAGGATTAGGTAAGAGCGAACTTGGAGTCGTGGTTGCCCCAACAGGTGCGGGCAAAACCTTTTGCTTGGTGCACCTTGGAGCCCAAGGACTCAAAGAGGGAAAGACGGTAGTGCATTACACCCTAGAGCTTCAAGATACAATTATTGCCAATCGGTATGATAGTTGCTTAACAGGATACCCACTTTCTGATATTATAAACTTTAAGGAAGAGGTTTATGAGGAGATTAAAGATATCGAAGGAAAGCTTATCATTAAAGAATACCCCACCAAATCTGCGACAACCAATACCATCAAGTCTCACCTCACTCGCCTCTTGAAGAGGGGTATAACGCCCGGGATGATCATCGTTGACTATGCTGATCTTCTTAGACCAGTAACGGTCCGAAAGGAGAAAAGAACTGAGTTGGAATCTATCTATGAAGAACTTCGCGCTCTCTCGACTGAGTTTGCATGCCCTATCTGGACTGCCTCTCAAACAAATCGTTCCGGCTTGAATGCCGAAGTCATCACCATGGAACAAATTTCAGAAGCCTTCAACAAATGTTTCGTAGCCGACTTCATCTTCTCCATCTCCAGAACCGTTGAAGACAAACAAAATAACCAAGGGAAAATGTTTATTGCCAAAAATAGAAATGGACCCGATGGGATGATCTATGATATATTCATGGATCCCTCCAGCGCACGCATTAAAGTTATGCCTAAAGTTCCCACCTCTAACGGAGTCCTTCCGACTAATCCGGTAGCCTTGAGTGTCAGTATGCAAAAAAACTTACTCCAAAACAAGTATGAAAGATTTAGAAAAAGGAAATAAAACAGAATGAGAACAATTGAAAACATACGCAGATTTAGATTATCAGATACTTTTATCGAGCCCTACAAAGATGCTACTGTCCCATGGGGACCGTTGGGATATGTAACTTTTAAACGTACGTACGCACGACGTTTGAGCGAGTTTGATCCGAATGCCACTGGCTCCGAAGAGTGGTGGCAGACATGCCGCCGCGTTGTAGAGGGCATGTTCAACATGCAGAAGCAGCACGTGTTCCAACTTGGGCTCGAATGGAACGATGGGAAGGCTCAAAAAACAGCCAAGGAAGCTTACGAGCGATTGTTTAATTTAAAATGGACACCACCCGGACGCGGACTCTGGATGATGGGAACCAAGTTTGTGGAAGAACGCACCGCTGCCGGTCTTTTTAACTGCGCCTTTAGATCCACTAGAGATCTCTCGACCAAGGGGGGATACCTTTTTGCGTGGATGATGGATGCATTGATGGTCGGCGTTGGTGTGGGGTTTGACACGGAAGGCGCAGGCACCATCACCTTGCAAGAGCCAGAGTATACCAACGACACCCTAGTGATTGACGACTCGCGAGAGGGCTGGGTAGACTCTGTGCAGATGCTTTTAGATGGATTCTTTTTTGGGAGCAAGGTTCCCAAGTTTGATTATTCAGCCATCCGTGAAGAAGGTGCGCTCATCAAGGGTTTCGGAGGCACTTCCTCCGGCTCACGTCCATTAGTAGAGCTTCATCAAAACTTAAAAACCCTTTACACGGAAAACATTGGAGAGCAAATTAGCTCGGTAGACATTGTAGATACCGAAAATTTGATAGGCAGGTGTGTGGTAGCGGGCAATGTCCGGAGATCTGCAGCCCTTGCCATGGGCAAGTTTGATGACATGCGGTATCTTGAAATGAAGAATGATCAAGAAAAGCTTTATCACCATCGCTGGGGATCGAACAATTCTTTCAATGCTGAAGTAGGAATGGACTACACATGGCACGCATTGCAGAGTCAAAAGAATGGCGAGCCCGGCTACATCTGGCTCAACAACGCGCGTACACGCGGTCGTTTTAAAGATGGTGTGCGCCATGATGATATGAACGTAGCCGGCTTTAACCCTTGTGTAGAACAACAACTTGAAGACGCTGAATTATGCTGCTTAGTCGAAACATACCCCGCCAAGCACGAGGACCTTGAGGATTATTTACGTACCTTAAAGATCGCATACCTATATGGGAAAACAATCACCCTATCGAATACACATTGGCCAGAAACCAACGCCAAGATGCTTAAGAATCGGCGCATTGGGCTCTCGCAATCTGGAGTTATACAAGCTTTTAATAAGTTCGGACGGCGCGCCGTCTATGATATGTGTGATAAGGCATACGCGTATGTTAAACAATTAGATGAAGAATATTCTAATTGGCTATGTATTCCCAAGTCAATACGCATGACGTCAATCAAACCGTCGGGTACGGTCTCTCTGTTAAATGGTTCCACACCGGGGATTCATTTTCCGGAGAATGAATATTACATTCGTAGAATTAGATTTTCTAAAAATTCAAATTTGGTTGACAAACTAAGAGAAGCCGGTTATAATATAGAAGATGATGAATACTCTCCGAACACTGCTGTTATCGAGTTTCCTGTACATGAGCCCTATTTCACAAAGGGGAAGAAGGACATCTCCATGTGGGAACAACTTGAAATTGCAGCCCAATATCAACATTATTGGGCCGATAACTCGGTGTCTATTACAGTCACTTTTAAACCATCGGAGGCAAGTCAAATCAAAGGTGCTCTCGAATTATACGAAACCAGGCTTAAGGCAGTTGCCTTCCTTAAGCACGAAGAAACAGGCTATACTCAGGCGCCTTATGAGGCAATTACACGGGAACAATATGAACAAATGACGGTCGACCTCACACCCCTCCAGAGAACCAATAACGATGATGGGGGCGCCGGAACCCGCTTCTGTACCAACGACACATGCACAATTTAGGAGAAGGCATGAACTTTAATCACTTAATGGAAGCAAGACTTTTAAAAAGAAAATGTACAATAGGAAAGGGAGAGTGTTACTGGATCCCCGTAGGCAACATTAGATCTACGCATGGAAACAATGTACACCTGACGATGTATTGCAAACACTGCGCAGGTAGAGAGGATATCTTCTTAAGCAAACAAGATTATGAAATTCAAGAAAGAATGATACTACAGGAGTTACAAAATGCTCACGCCCGTTAACAGATATATTCTAATTGAAGTGCCACCTAAGCCAGATATATCGCAATCATTAATTGTGTTACCAGAGGACTATAAACCCGAAGAACAAAAGTTTGTTGAGGTTATAGGTGTCAAGGGCGCGTTAGATGCAAGATTTGATATTGCGACCGGCTCACGGCTCGTAGTTGACCGTGCCATGATTGAGGAGATAACAGTTGGAACTACTATTTATAATGTGATTCTCGACAATTACGTTGTCGGAATGGTGGAGTAAATGGAGGCACACCATGTATGGACAAACACTTTTACAACGAGGCTTCGGCTAAAAAACTCGGATGGGAGCCAAGCTGGTTCGGTGAAAAGTATTTTGATGACAAGCTTGTAAGGGCAGTTAAGAAATGGCAACGTGTTCGCGGGCTTGCTGCCGATGGGCTATGTGGTCCTGCCACATTCAGGCGCCTTTGGACCGAACGCCAAGCGGATATAGATGACTACAAGCCTGATGACTGTCACTATTCAAATTACATTGTTTATAATGGAGAATTCCACCCCATTGAATGGGACAAGTTTGTGCTGTGGTCAGAGAAGGGCGGCTTAGAAACGCCACCCGGTCACTACTACGACTACTCAGGAAGACCTCCTCGTAAAATCCGCTACTTTGTTAACCACTGGGACGTGTGCCTTTCATCCAAGTCGTGCCAAGGTGTGCTTAATAAGCGAGGGGCTTCTGTTCATTTCCTCATTGATAATGATGGTACGATTTACCAGACCTTGGACATGCAGCACGCGGCGTGGCACGCCGGGTCATCTCGCACTAACCGACCTTCGGTCGGCGTTGAGATAACGAATGCCTATTACCCCAAGTATCAAGACTGGTACGTAAAGAATGGCTTTGGAGAGCGACCCATGGTAGAGGATGCATGGGTCCACGGAAGCAAACTGGATCCCTTCATGGGATTCTACCCGGCTCAGATTGAAGCCGCAAAGGCTCTCTGGAAAGCCATACACAAAGCTTTGGATATTCCCTATGAGACACCCACTAGTCAGTTTGGTAAGACGTCTACCAAGTATGTTCAAGAAGTAACCTACGGCACCTACTCTGGTTTTGTGAGTCATTACCACATCAGCAAGGGAAAGATTGATTGCGCGGGACTCGATCTCAAGACTCTTTTGAACGAAGTTAAATACGAAATTGATATTCTTGACAAGATAAAGAACTAATTAAAAGTAAGAAATTCCTAATTACTACATGGGAATTCTTCTTGCATTATTCTTAAGTTGTTTTAATACACAAGAGTTTTCGCTTTTAAAAGTTGCCAACATCGAGCCCGTCCAAACCTACACTCTCGGAGTTCCGGTACAAAAGGCAATATGGAAAGATGAGCCTCGCATAAGGATTTGTGAAAGCACCGAGGTGAAGATGTATCGCGCACAAAAAGCAATTAAGTTTTGGGAAATGCTCGGGTACGAATTTGACGGAGTGAGGATGGATGGTACTTTGAATTGCGCCGACCCACGCCACGGAGAAATCATAGTTACCCTCCCCGAAGGGAACATCGACGAGAACCATATGGCAGCAACCCGAATCTTCACAGAGAAGGTGACCGGTCACATTGCCAAAGCAAAGATTTTTATTTATCCCAAGTATGCTCCGCGGGATCGCGTCTTGGAGCACGAACTGGGACATGCCCTAGGGTGGTCTCACTACAACCAGAAATTTCACCTCATGCATCCCAATTGGCATCAAGGTGGCTATGATCGATCAGGCTTAAGGAAGTAAATTGGTTTTTGAATATGAGAACATAGTAATTGGTAGCTCATTAAAGGCAGTATTATATGCATACGCCCACAATTACCCCATTTTTTTTAGTGAACAGCGCCGACCCTTTAGGTTTGATTGTTTCGAACCAGAGGTGGATCTCAGTGCTCTCAAAATACCAAACGAGACCGAAAGTTTAACGACGTTTGAGGGCGTTAAACTATTGGGGGCCCGCAAAGAATTACTATGGGAGCGTCTATTGTTTTTATTATCTCTTGACGGCAAGGTGCCACTTTCCACACTGTGTCAGTCGATGAGGTACGATGGTAATACCATGGTGTGTGCCAATGAGTACTCTAAGATAGCAGAAATTGCTTTCAATGAGTGCCATTATTTTGGGGATGATCATTGTCACGGCTTTGCCAAAGATAAAGAGCTTACCAACGACGAATATATATGCTATGATTATATAGCTTTCAACAAGGGGGGTAAACATGAGATTGATTACATTAAAACAGAAGATGATTTTGTATCTGAAATCTGGTTTTACCCTTCCGAAAGAATTGATGGAGCAACTGCAGTGAAGGATGCCTGCGCAGTGTCTCTTTTAAGCAAAGAACAAATGCAAAATTTTGATTACTCGGAAACCATGGCAAGATTTAAAACTGTTGCCGAAATGGAATCAAGAGGAATGAAGGGAGTCTTTAATGGATACGGACCAAACGGAAAACCAAAACATTATAGATTTAGAACAACACATGTCAGAAGAAGATCGGCGCGCCGTCGCATGGAGGCGCCTAATGATGGAAATCATGACACCCCCTCCACCACCACCGCCATTACTGAAGAGGATTTGGTGGCGAATCTGTCGGATGTTTCACTAATTTATAATAGATTTTTAAAATAATAATAATGAATCACTTACACTTAGCGGGAATCGTCCCGGTCGCCAACTTGCACACAGACATGCAACTTCATACCCCAGAATGCTTGCTGCCGTTATCCCCGGGCTTCACCGCGATTCAAAAGGCAGTCTTTGAGTGTGCAATAGCAGGCTGTAACACTATTTGGATCGTGGCTAATGATGATTTAGCCCCCATGGTGCGTAAAATAGTGGGAGAATGGACGTATGATCCCGTATATTATAGGCGTCCTACGAAATTTAGTTCGGAACAACGAAAAGAGATACCTATATATTACGTGCCAATCCACCCAAAGGACCGTGCGCGCCGCGATTCTTTTGGGTGGTCTGTGTTATACGGGATTCATTCCGCATGGAGAATT